CTTCACCTGATATGAACCTACCTAACCTACAATTCTGGAATTGTATGGATTATGGGGTCATGTCGATTCATAAGCAATTCATTGGATCAATGGATTTTGAGTGTTATACAAGGGACCATGGTATCATTAAAGGTGAATATATTTGCACAATAGACAACTATCATCAAGATTGTGACCAGATTGATTATGCAACTAGTGAAAATCCAGCTGAACACAAGTCACATAACCTAATTGAACTTGAAAATGGTCAATACGCACTATATCCTAACAACAGAATGCGTATTTTTGATAATAGTTTGACTCCTGTTGACCCCAAAATGCCTGATTTTAAGGTATCGACACAATATTATAGTGTTGAAAACGGTTTTGAACGTCTTGGAATGGGTCGTGAAGACGAATATTTCTGGAAAACCGCAAAAGAACGTCAAAATGAAGAAGAAAATCTTGAAGATATGTACAAATCTCAAGATGGGAGGCATTTAGACCCTCAATAAATAGCAAAAAAGAGAAAAAATGACTCCAAGTAACGATTTTCTAGATAATTTAGCTAATCAACAGCATCAAAAAATGCTTCGTGAGATTTCAAATGATGATTTAACTCCTAAAAAGAAGAAACTTCATCAGGAGGGAGAGATTTTCTCTACAGAAAGTAATCCTGAACCATTATATGAATAAAAAAATAAGTAAAATACTTGATAAATAATACATAATTGCAACATTGTTGTGCCCATACAGAGGATCAGTCAAGGTTTTAAAGATGTTAGTATGACTTTTCAGACTAATCCTCTGACAAAGGACTTGATTGTCTTAAAAAATGAAAATGCGATTGCAAGATCGGTAAAAAATATTGTTTTTACTGTTCCTGGAGAAAAACCTTTTAATCCAGAGTTTGGTTCTCGTATAACTGAGTCATTATTTGAAAATATTGACGACATTACAGCATCTCAAATTGAAACTGAGCTTAGAGATTCAATTAGTCGTTTTGAACCAAGAGTTTCAATTAAAAAATTGGATGTAAATGCTAACATTGATGAAAATGGATTTGATGTCACAATAATCTATGACATCATCGGTGCAGAAGTTCTGCCACAACAATTAGAATTCGTATTGCTACCAACCAGGTAAAATGCCACTAGTAAATTTCACAAATTTAGATTTTGAGCAGGTTAAAACCTCTCTGATAGAATATTTAAGATCTAATTCTAATTTCACGGATTATGATTTTGAAGGTTCTAACTTATCTACAATTCTGGATGTATTAGCATACAATACGTATATTACTTCGTATAATGCTAATATGGTAGCAAACGAAGTTTTTATTGATAGTGCTACATTAAGAGAGAATGTAGTTTCATTAGCTAGAAACATTGGATATCTTCCAACCTCCAGAAAGGCATCTACGTCCGCTATAACCTTCTTTGTTGACACAAGTAATATACAACCACCCCCAGCGTCTGTAACGCTCAATAAGGGCACTGTAGCGTCCTCTAACGGGTCGTTTGCAGGCACGTCAGGGTCTTTCTGCATCCTTGATGATGTTACGGTCCCTGTTATCAATAATATAGCAACCTTTTCAAATATTCCCATCTATGAGGGAACATTTTTAACTAAGAATTTTACATACAATTCTCAAAACTCATTCCAAAAGTTCATTCTACCAAATGCAGGTGTTGATACTGAGTTACTTAGGGTTTCGGTAAAAAACAACGAGAACTCAACAACTTCTACAAAGTATTCTTTACAAGATAGCCTTTTTTATGTTGGATCTAATTCCAAAGTATATTATCTTCAGGAAATTGAAGATGAAAGATATGAGTTAATCTTTGGAGATGGTGTTTTTGGTAAGAAGTTAGAAGAATCTAATTATATTACTGTCAATTACATATCAACTAATGGAGATTCTGGAAACGGAATGTCTAACTTTAGTTTTAATGGTCGATTGACATATGTAAGAGATGGAAATGAATATACGATTGGATCTGGCATCTCTCTTATAACTACAGAGTTTAGATCAAGAGGTGGAAGTGCCATTGAATCTGTTGATTCTGTTAAAAAGTATGCACCAAGAATTTATGCATCTCAAAATAGAGCAGTCACTGCGGATGATTATGAAACTTTAATCCCTGCAAGAATATATCCAGATACTGAATCAATTTCTGTTTTTGGTGGAGAAGAAGTTGTCCCTCCACAGTATGGAAAAGTCTTTATTAGTATCAAACCAAGATTTGGTGACTTTTTACCAAATTTAATTAAAGAAAATATTAAACTAAAACTTAAAAAGTATGCTGTTTCTGGAATTGTACCAGAAATACTTGATCTTAAATATCTTTATGTTGAAGTAAGTTCAAGAGTTTACTATAACACAAACTTTGCACCATCTGCTGCTGAAGTTTCTACTATTGTGCAAAACAATACGTCAAAATACGCAAATTCTACTGAATTAAATAAGTATGGTGCTAGATTTAAATACAGTAAGTTCTTGAAAATTATTGACGACAGCCATGAATCAGTAACCTCAAACATAACAATTGTTAGAATGAGGAGAGACTTAAGGATTGCTGCAAATGCAATTGCAGAGTATCAAATTGGTTTTGGCAATAGAATTCAAGTCATTAATAGTAATGGATTTAATATTAAAACTTCAGCATTTACTGTTTCTGGTATTGCAGGGAATGTCTACCTCTCAGATACTCCTGACTCTGATGGATTAACAGGATCTTTATTCTTATTCAGTCTTCCATCCGTTGGATCACAAAATCCAACAATTGTAAGAACGAATGTTGGATCAATTGATTACGTAAAGGGTATTATTACAATTAATGCGATTAATTTGACAGATGGAATGATAAAAGATGGTCAACCTGTTATTGAAATACAAGCAACTCCAACTTCAAATGATGTTGTTGGATTACAGGATCTTTATTTGCAACTAGATACTAGTAAGAGTACGTTTGATATGGTATCAGATCAAATTGAATCTGGAATTGATCCATCAGCATCTAATTACATAGTTTCTTCTTCTTATGCAAATGGTAATTTAGTTCGTGTTGGAGGACCAGCATCAACCGAAGTTTCTGCTACACCAGCAACTACAACAAATAGTTCTTTTGGTGGATCTGTAGTAAGCACTTCGCAAATTTCATCTTCAGGACCTTCATCTTCAGGATCTTCATCTTCAGGATCTTCATCTTCTTCCGGCGGCGGATACTAATTTAGAGATATAGCAAAATGACAGAAAAAAGAATTCAATTCAGCAATATTGTAAAGAGCCAAGTTCCAACTTATGTTGCGAATGACTTCCCGCTTATCTCAGAGTTTTTAAAGCAATATTATTTGTCGCAGGAGTTCAAGAGTGCTCCCATTGATTTAATTCAAAATATAGATCAATATATTAAACTCGATGAACAAGCAAGTATAAACCATACTGTAGTTTTATCTGAAGATATTGATGAATTTGCAACAACCATTAATATTGATGTATCAAAGTCTCCTCAGGGAACTCAAAAATTTCCTGATACTTATGGACTTTTAAAAATAGATGATGAAATTATTACATATACTGGAAAAACGCAATTTTCTTTTACAGGATGTATAAGGGGTTTTGTTGGAATCTCTTCATACAAAGAAACTGCAAATTCAGAGAATCTTGTATTTAATTCTACAGAATCTGCTGATCATAAAGCATCTGCAACTATAGAGAATTTAACTTGTTTATTCTTAAAGGAATTTCTCAAGAAAACTAAAGTTCAGTTACTTCCAGGACTTTCAAATAGAACTCTATTCTCAGGTTTAGATGAAAATAAATTCATAAAGCAATCAAAAGATTTTTATAGTAGTAAGGGAACTGACGAATCATTTAAAATTCTCTTTAAGGCATTGTATGGTGAAGATATTAAAATTCTTAGGCCAAAAGAATATCTTTTTACTCCATCAAATGCACAAAATTTAGTAACTTCAAATTTTGTTGTAGAAGGTATTCTCGGAGATCCAAAAAAATTAGAATTACAAACTATTTTTCAAGATTATCCATCAAAAGCATATACTCCAATTTACAATGTAGAAGAGATTAAGGTTGGAGCAGGAAAAACCTATTATAGACTTTCGTTTGATGGCGGATACAATAGAGATGTCGGGGTTTTTGGATCTACATATGGAGACTTTAAAGTTTCTCCAAAAACTCATGTAATTGGTAACGTATCTGCAGGATCAACTTTTATTGACGTAGATTCAACTGTTGGATTTGAAACTTCTGGAAATCTTTATGTTAAGTATCCAAATGGCATTTCCGTACAAAGTGGTATCGTTTCATATACATCTAAAACTTTAACACAGTTCCTAGGATGTTCTAATATTGAAGAAGAAATTGTTGATGGTGATAGTGTAGGTATTAGTAGTTTTTTATATGTTAAACCAAATCCAGATCCTGTTGCTCCCTTTGATGATGTTGAAGTAAGAGTTGGATCTATACTAACTGGATTTTCAAAACCAGAAAATGCATCTGATTTCAAAGTAGATGATACCTTTATGGTAAAATCTCTTGGTGTAAGGAATGATAACCATAAATTTAAAAATTGGGTTTACAGTAATCCAGTTCAATATACTATTGATAAAATAGAACTTATTAGTACAACTTCACCAAGAACTTATAAACTAACTTTAAAAGCAGATCATTATTTAAAAAATGGAGATAAGTTAGAAATTAAATCTATAACTGGATCATCAACAGATGATGCTGATGTATCTGATATTATTTCGTCAAAAGTAATAACGATTAAAACCTCAGGTAATATCAACACTAACGGAAGATATTATATTAAAAAGAAAATTAATAAAGTAAATTCTCTTGCTTTTCCTTTTTTACAAAAGTTTCAAGCAAACGTACAAAATGTATATAAGAAAAAATATTCAAGTTCACTTTTAGTTGCATCTAATTCTTTACCCTCATATGCAGTTCAACCAATAGTTACTGGCAAAAAAGAAATAACTTTTAGTGGAACCTTTACAGGATCTACTCTCAAAATTAATAATCATGGTTTTTATACAGGAGAGGCAGTTTATTATACTCCAGAGATATCAACAACCACACTCAGTCTTGATGGAGATGATATCATCTCAACATCTATCAAATCTTCTTTGTTCACTGGCATTAGTGGTGGAGAAGGTTTATATTTTATAAAGAGAATTGATGATAATAATATTCAATTAGCAAAATCCTTAGCAAATTTATATTTTGCAAAATTTATTGTTTTAGAAGGTTCACCTACTGTTAAAAATAACAAAATTGAACCGTTTAAAAATTATTTAAAGATTTTAGAGCCACAAAAACTTTACAGAGAACTTGCTGTTCCAACAGAAACAAATTCTCCAATAGAGACAAATCCTGGATCAACTGGGATACTTGTTAATGGTGTAGAAATTTTAAACTATAAATCAAATGATTTAATTTATCATGGTAGTATTGAAAATATTGAAGTTACCGCTCCTGGTGATAGTTTTGATGTTATTAATCCACCACATTTAAAAATAGAAGACGTTGATGGAACTGCATCTGTAGCATTAGGTACAACCTCTACAGTAGGCACTGGAGCTACTGGATTCTTAGCAGTAAGTGGCAGTTTGAGAGAAATTAGATTGCTTGATAGAGGATTTGATTATATTGAAACACCAACTGTTTCTATATCTGGTGCTAATGGCAAAAATGCAAAAGCACAAGTTTCTATGAAGTTGGTTGATCACTCTGTAGAATTTTTCTCAGATCCAGCTTCTGCAAGAGTTGGATTAGGATCAACTCTCTCTACAATTGGTTTTTCAACCTATCACAAATTTAGAGTTGGAGAAGAAGTTGTTTATAGAACAAATTCTCAGAGAGGTGTTGGTGGATTATCGACAGATGCAATATATTATACTTCCATTGTAAATCCAACAACGGTCAAGCTTCATAATAGTTTGGCAGATGCTGTAGTTGGAATTAACACGGTTACGTTGACTTTCCATGGAATTGGTAAACATAATTTACAATGTATTTCTAAAAAATCAATCATTGATTCTATTAATATTATTGATAGCGGTGTAGGGTATGAAAATAAAAAAAGATCAGTCTCTGTCAGTGGTATAAACACATCTCTGAATACAATAACAATTAAAAATCATAATTATAACTCTGGAGAAATCATAAGATATTCAGTTGGAACAGGAAACACTATCGGTGGTCTTATTAATGATAGGGATTATTATGTAACAAAATTAGATACAGATACTTTCAAATTATCTGAAATTGGAACAGTATCGGAAGGCAGAGAATTTTATTATTCAACAAACCAATATGTCGATTTAATTTCAAAAGGATCAAACACTCATTACTTTAATTATAGACCAATCTCAGTAGAAGTAAAAGGAGCTGTTGGAATTTCTTCTGTTGGAACTGAAACATTTAAGGCAAGAGTTCAACCAATTGTTAGAGGAAGTGTTACCTCCGTTCACTTAGAAAACAAAGGTGTTGGATATGGCAATAATGAAATCATTAACTTTAACAGAAAACCTGCAGTTTCTGTAGTTTCGGGGAAGAATGCACAGGTAAAACCAATTGTTACTGCAGATGGAAGAATTGTTGAGGTAGTTATAGAAAACATTGGATCAAACTATACTTCGACTCCAGATTTAGTAATAAATGGTCCTGGTATTGGCTGTGTCTTAACTCCAATATTTAAGAATGGACAGTTATCTGAAGTTTTGGTGATAGAATCTGGGATTGGATATTCTCAAGAATCTACAACTATTGACGTAATTGCAACAGAAACAAGAGCAGACTTTAACCCAGTTCTCAAAACCTGGAGATTTAATTTATTTGAAAAATTATATCAAAATAAACAAATTAAAGATGATGATGTAGTTTTATCACCATCGTCAAGTGAAAAATATGGCCTTCAGTGTTATCACATGTACGCTCCCAGAAAACTTAGGGAGATTATGTTCTCAGTTGGAGAGGGTGGTGAAATCTTATTTGGATCCCCAGATCTAAAAATTGTAAATTCAGAAGAAACAGAGTTTACCGATCACTCACCAATTATTGGTTGGGCATATGATGGAAATCCAATTTATGGACCATATGGGTACAGCAATGTTGACGGTGGTATTGTCACCTTAATGAAGTCTAGTTACAAGTTGAATTCTCAACGAGTAAATGGACCACCAATTTCGATATATCCTCTAGGATTTTTTGTTGAAGATTATTCTTACTATGAAAATAATGATGATAGTTTCTTGGATAGAAATAATGGAAGATTCTGTATAACTCCAGAATATCCAAATGGAACATACGCATATTTTACAACAATAAATCCTGGCAACATCGAGTCTGCTGGATCTTTTCAAGGTTATAAGTTACCTCAGTTTCCATATTTGATTGGTGATAAGTATCAATCCAAGGCACAACAATTTAACTTTGAAAATAGTTCAAATCAAGATGATTATGATATTAATAACACAGATTGGTGTAGAAATACTTTTCCATACAATCTAACAGATGATGTAGAATATCCTTACATTTTTACTCCAGATAAACTAAAACAAACTGGTAAAATTATTTCTACCGGAAAAGGAACTGTTGAAAGAATAGAAATTAAGAGTGCGGGAGAATCTTATAAAGTTGGAGATTTGGTAAACTTCTCTGATACCGATACAACAGGTTTTGGTGCGGCCGGAAAAGTTTCTTTATTGAAAGGTCGTGAAGTAACTTCTATTGTATCAAATGAAACTGTAAAATTAAACTCTATAATTATTCCATCATCAGAAAAAGGAAATTATATTGTAGAGTCTTCCACACCTCATGGTTTTGATAATTTAGATATTGTTAGTTTATCTGGTTTGTCTACAACCTCATCTAAAATTGAAGGATCTTATAAAATTGGTGTAAGTAATGAATCATTTAGAGTGGTTGGAACTGGGACTACAGGAGTTGCTGTTGGAGCAACCTCTGTTACTGGACTAGTAACTTTCTTTGAAGTTAGAGGTGGTGATTTAACTAGATCTTCTATTGTTCCAAATGATATTTTAGGAATAGGAACTGAAAGAGTAAAGGTTTTAAATATAGACCCACTTAACTCTAGACTTAGAGTTTTGAGAGCAGTGGATGGAACTGTTGGAGAAACTCATGCAATTGGATCAACTATAACTGAAATATCAAGAAGATTTACCATAAATTCTGGATTTAAAACTACATATGACTTTAAGAGAAATAAAGAAATTTACTTTAGTCCAGTAGAATCTATTGGACTTGGAACTGAGTCTGGTGTTGGTATTGGCACCACTATAGTATTCTCACATCCAGGAGCTGGAGCAACTCAAATCTTTATTCCTACAAAGTCAATCTTTATTAAAAATCATAATTTGAATACAGGAGATAGTTTAACATATTCCGCTAATGGTGGACAGGGAATAGTATATAACGAATATACAAACATTGGAGCAGCTAAGACTTTAAGTGAAGGCCAAACACTCTTTGTTGCTAAGATCTCAAATGATTTGATTGGAGTTGCTACTCAAAGAGTTGGTTTAGGAACCACAGGTGAATTTATAGGTATTGGAAATACGTCAAAAACTTTGTTCTTTACAGGAGTTGGTGCTGGTACAACTCATAGTTTCACTACAAACTATTCCAATATAATTGGAGATGTAACTAAGAGAGTTGTCACTGTTACAACTAAAGAAAACCATGGAGTAACCGTAGGTCATGTAGTCTATGTTGATGTAAATCCATCTGTTGCAAGTACGTACACAGTAAAATACAATCAATCAAACAGAAGAATTTTAGTCGGCATTAACACTTTTGCTTCCTCTGGAATTAATACTACTACTAATACATTTACTATTGTAGATCATGGATATGCTAGTGGTGATAAAGTTATTCATTCAGCATCTACTCCTAGTGGCGGATTAGAAAATGATAGGATTTACTATGTGACAAAAGTTGACGCAAATAATTTTAAATTAGCTAATACTCATTATGAATCCGTTGCATTAAAACCAACAACAATTTCAATTACATCTGCTTCTTCAGGAGAATTTGGATTAATCAATCCTCCAATTTCAGCATATAGAAGTTCTACTGTAGTATTTGATTTAACAGACTCTACACTCTCATACACAAAACAGTCAACAAATTATTCTGCGTTTAAATTAAACTTCTATACTGACAGTTCTTATACTTCAAAATGGGAAAGTGATGGAAGTGATCGTACTTTTAATGTAATAAGACAAGGAACTCCCGGAATAAGTACCGATGCAAAGGTAACTGTATCCATTGGAAATGTTACCCCAGAAACTCTATTTTATAAATTAGATCCTATTACAGACAATGATCTTCCTACAGATCAAATAGAAGTTTCAATTGATACAGAAGTTGTTGGATATAATCAACTTCAATCGAAGGCTAGTCTTTTCAGTGGAAATAGAACAGTTGCGATTGCTAGAACAAATTCATTTGACTATCATTTAACAGAGGTTCCTGAAAGAAATTCTTATGTTTCAACATCGTCCTCAATTACATACACGACAGACTGTACTCATACTGACGGTCCAATTGCAAAAGTTGATGTAACTAGTAGTGGAAGAAATTATAATATTCTTCCAGAAATAACATCAATTGATTCTATCGATGGAATTAAAGCAGATTTATTTGCTGTCAGTTCCAATATTGGTAATATTGAAAAAGTAAAACTTAATGATATTGGATATGATTTTCCAACAGATAACACACTGAAACCAAGTGCTATTTTACCACAAATTATAAAGGTAGATGCTTTTGCAAAAGTAGGAACTATTGGAATAAATTCCGCTGGAAAAGGTTATAGTTCTGCACCTAAGTTACTTGCATTTGATGGAAAAACTGGAAATTTAATAAACGACCTAGATGTTGGATATAATCTTGGTGATACTGAAGTGACTATCTTTAGTAATACGGATGGTATTAACAATTCAGTTCCAACAATACTTCCAACTAGAAATAGCAATGGAGTTGGAATTAGCACGGTTGGATTTAATACAGTTACTAAAGATGTGGTAATAACACTGTCAGTTGGATTCTCAGCAGATGAAGTTTTCCCATTTGCAGTAAATGACAAAGTTATGATTGAAAACGTCAGTGTTGGCGTTGGATCTACTGGAAAAGGATTCAACTCAAAAGATTATGGATATAAATTATTCACACTGAAATCTGTTACTCCAAATATTGGCGGAATTGGCACTGTAACTTACAATCTAACAAATGACTTAAATCATGGAGAAAATCCAGGAATTTACGATGATATAAACTCTTCTGGAATAATCATTCCAGAAAAATTCTTCCCAGTATTTGATCCAATATTAGAAGTTGGCGATTATTTACCTGGAGAGAAAGTAACCTCAAATGGTAAAGAAGGAACTGTTCAAAGTTGGGACAGAGGAACTAAGACTTTAAGAATTCTATCAACTGATGATTTCAAAGTTAATGATAAACTACGCGGATTAACCTCAGATTTAGCTGGTATTGCTTCGACTATAACAAACTATGAATGCTATTTTGAAGTTGGTCCTTCTACAGAAATTTTTGATGGAATTCAATCTTATTCTGGAGTGTTAAACAGTGATCTACAAAGACTGCAAGATAGTTTCTATTATCAAAACTTTGCATATTCCTTAAAATCAAAAATTCCTTTTGATACTTGGAATGATGTCGTATCAAGTACAAATCACACAATTGGATATAGAAAATTTGCAGATCTGCAAGTAGAATCTACAAATAACCAGGCTCTTATTGTTGGTCTTTCAACAGAAACAACAGATCTTTCTATTGTACAGGATCTTGATGGATTTGTTGATACAAATTGTGTATTTGATTATGATATTGCTAGAGAAAATAATTTAAACTTTGATCTTGAAGGTGGCGTCTTATCGGATAAAATTATTTTTGAAAATAGAGTTTTATCTGATTTTACCGAATCCTTAGGAAACCGTGTTCTTTCTATTGATGACATAAGTCCTCAATTTAATAGCAATCCTAGATCAACAGCATTCACTGTTGTTAATACGTTCCCACTTGCCGATTTCCGCACCAGAAAATACATTACTTACGTAAGGGATTCTAGGTTTACACAAGAAAGACAACTCATGATCGTTGATTTGATTCATGATGATTCTTTTGCATATATCAATCAATATGCAAGAGTTGAAAGTGTTTATGATCAAGGATCTTTTGATTTTGCTATTTCTGGAAGTGAAGGTCAACTTCAATTCTACCCAACTAAGTCTTCTGTTAATGATTATGATATTACAGCAATTTCTTATAATTTAAATGATAATTTCTTGAGTACTGGAAGTACTGTTGTTGGTGGATCTGTAGTAGACTCAAGTAGTGTAGTTGTAAATTCTGGAATATCAACAACTATTGTAAGTATTGGTGATACCTATCACTCTGCAAAAGTTCTTGTTACTATCGCTCCAGATGTAGAAAATGTTTCTTATGGAGCTACATCTACATTCAATGTAAATGAATTTGAAGCACAAGAATTAAATATTGTTCATGATGGAACTAATGTTTCTATCTTAGAGTTTGGTAAATTAACAACAAACCTTGGCGGTTTTCCTGCTACAGGATTTGGGACTTATACCGCATATCTCTCTGGTGGGCAATTAAAACTTGACTTTAATCCCGCAGGAATTGGAACTACAGCGGTCGTCAATACAATAGTTGTTGGATTGTCCTCTATATCAAGCGGAACAACATTTGCTGATATGAAACATGCTAGATTGGAATCCAAGACTACTGGTATTGCCTCTTCTAGTTCTCCTGTAGAAAATGTCATTGGATCTTATCCAAGTCACATTTCAGTAAGCAACGATAGATATGATGCAGCACATTTCTTAGTTCAAGTTCATGACACTACAAACAATAGATATGAATTTTTAGAATACATTATAGTTGATGATCATGTAGAAAGTGTTGCAACTCACAATACCTATGATACTGAATATGGAAATATTGAAACTCATATTGGTTTAGGTACTTTTGGTAGTAGAATCAATGTAGTTGGCACTGCAGCGACAACAGAACTTCTTTACACTCCAATATCTGGTATCGATACCAAAGTTCATGTCTTTATGAATGCGTTGAGATTGGAAGATGATACTAAAGATGTTATTTCTCTTGTTAACGGATCTATAGAAACTGGATTCGCAGAATACACGGGTACTGATAGAGATATTAAGAGATCATTCGCACTTACGCACAAGAATGATCCTATCTTTGAAAGAAATTTCTTAGGTAATAGTAGCAGTATTGTTAATGTAGATACAAACACTATTAAACTACCAAATCACTTCTTTGTAACAGGAGAAGAACTAAGATATGTTCATGCTGGTATTGGATCGACACAGGCTATCTCAATTACATCTACAACATTCCCATCATCTGGCATAACGACAACAAAACTTCCTGAAAGAGGGTTTTTTGCAGTTAAAGTCAATGATAATGAAATTCAACTCGCATCAAGCGCACAAAATTCATTATTATCCACACCACAAGTTGTTGATATAAGCAGTGTTGGAATTGGAACCTCTCACAGATTTGTTTCTGTAAATCAAAATCCAAAAGTTCTGGTTGCTCTTGATAACTTAATTCAATCTCCAATTGTATCAACTTCGATTACAACCACTTTACTTGATCAGGCATTAAGCACTGATGATATCATCAAGTTTACTGGAATAACTTCTTTCTTCGGTGGAGATCTTATTAAGATTGGCAATGAAATAATGCTTATAGAAGGTGTTGGTATTGGATCTACAAATCATATAAGAGTTCGTAGATCGTGGATGGGAACACCATTAAGTGGAATAGCAACAGGTGCATTAGTTACTAAAGTAGTTGGTAATTATAATATTGTTGATAATACACTTAACTTTGTTGAAGCTCCATATGGAAATATCCCACTAGGTACATCAACAAATCCACCAGATCAAAGAGATTTCCAAGGAATATCAACAAGTTCAACTTTCCAAGGTAGATCATTCCTTAGAAGTGGTGCTCAAAATACTTCTAATGAAACTTATTATAAAAACTATGTTTTTGATGATATTTCTCAAAACTTTACTGGAATATCAAACACATTTACCCTTACTAATCAGGGAACTAATGTCGCTGGAATTTCAAATGAAGGTGCAATTGTTCTCATAAATGATATCTTCCAAACTTCTGGTCTTAATGATAATTATGAACTTGAAGAAAGTGTTGGAGTTACTTCAATCACCTTTGTTGGTACTGGTAGAACAACACAGTCAGCATTCCTTGAATCAATGGGGAGAGAAGTTGGGGTTTCTAGTTTTCCAAGAGGAGGAATGATCGTTTCTGTTGGATCTAGTGAAGGATTTGGATATCAACCTCTCGTTGCTGCAGGAGGAACTGCTACAGTATCTGCAGGAGGAACAATCTCAGCGATTTCAATCGGCAATTCTGGTTCTGGATATAGAGTAGGAATTCAAACGATTGTAAATGTTAGTGTTGGAACTACGTCAGTGACAGGTTCAAATCTGGTTGCAATAGGAACCGCATCTATTGTTAATGGTAATATTACTGGAGTAACTATTACTAATCCTGGATCTGGATATACTACTACCAATCCACCATTTGTTGTTTTTGATTCTCCACGCTCTTATTCATCAATTCCTCTTCAGTACAGTTCTTTCTCTTCAGGAATAGGAACCGGCGCATCTATTGACATTGTAGTTGGTCAAGGATCTAGTATTATTGATTTCAACTTGACAAATACTGGATATGGTTATGGTGATGGCGAAATTTTAACTATTCCTACTGGAAATCTTACTGGAATCCCAACAACATCATCTTTTGGTTCAACTGAGTTCCAAATTCAAATCGAAAAAGTAATTAGAGACGAGTTTACTGGATGGTCTCTTGGTGTTCTTGAGACTTTGGATAATGTTAATTCCTTTATTGACGGGACAAGAACAGACTTCCCATTAATTAGAGCTGGGCAAAACATTGCAATTATGAAGTCTAAGGGATCTAAGATCGAATTAGATCACCTTCTTCTCATCTTTGTAAATAGCATATTACAAAAACCTAAAGTTGCATACGAATTTAACGGAGGTTCTTTAGTAACATTTAAAGAAGCACCAAAGGTTGGTGATGATATTAAGATTGTATTCTATAAAGGAAGTGGAGATAATCTTGATGTTATTGATAGAGAGGTTATTGAAACTATCAAGTATGGTGATGAAGTAACACTAAATTATGATCAAGATAAAGGTCAAAAGTCTTATTTGCAAGAAAATGCAAGAACAATAAGCACAGTCACTTCTATAGATTCTGCAAATACTCTTCCATATTATGGACCAGGTAATACTAGAGACACAAATTTGAAAAGACCTATTACTTGGTGCAGACAGACCCAAGATAAGATTATTAATGGCCAAGAAGTTGGCAAAGATAGGGAAATCTATGAACCAGTGATTACTCCATGTGCAAATATCATTAAATCTGTTGGTATTGGATCTACTGTCATTTATGTTGATAGACTAAGACCTCTGTTTAATCTTGAAAGTGAATCTCAAGATGCTTCATTTAGAAATGCTGTGCAAAAACAAGTAACATTTATTTCATCTAAAGTAACTGTTGCGGCTGCAGCAACTGCTGTAGTTTCTACTGCGGGAACTATATCTTCTGCAGTTATTTCCACTGGAGGAGTTGGTTATTCAACAACTCCTGAAGTAAGTATTGGTATGGGATCTACGAGAGCAACTGCTACCGCCATTGTTAGTGGTGGAGTTGTAACTGGAGTAGCAATCAGCAATCCAGGTGCTGGATATACCACATCAACTCCACCAAGTGTTCTTATCGCTCCTCCAACACAAGAAACAGAAACCTGCAAGGTTTTCTCTTATTCTGGAGATTCTGGTGTTGTTGTTGGATTTGGAACAACATCGATTGGATCAATAAATGAACTTATCTTAGAATTCCACATCCCATATGATTCTGTATTGAGAAACACCGATTTGGTTGGTTCTGCAACAACATTGAGTGGAATATCTACTGGAGATTACTTTACCATATTTAATTCTAATGTCTCTATTGGGGCAACTGGATCACCTCTCACATCTTTTGATACCTCCAATAACATAATAGGAATTACAACATCATATATTGATTCAGTATTCCAAGTAAAATCTGTACAAATAGTTTCTAGAAGTATCGGTGGAATATCTACCAATGTTGTAAGAATAAATTCTGGAGTTACTGGAGTATCGACCATTGGTTTTAGTTCGACTACAGAATTCTTTGATTCTGCAAACTTTACTTTTGATGATTCTGGTATATTGACTTTTGCTGGTGGAATATCTACATCAAATTACTTCGCTGAATTTAGTTGGGGTAAACTTATACTTGATTCTAGAAATAAACAACTATCGCATGAAGCAAGGACTTTGAACGGATTCTCAGGTCTATCAACTTCAGATTCAATATCTAGAACAAGATACCTTAGATTCAAAAACAATACCCATTCAATATAAATATTTTTAAACCCAAAGAATAATGGCAAGACAGGGAATAGGGACGGGTACATTACCCAACGATGGAACAGGCGATACCTTAAGAGCTGGTGCTGCAAAGGTTAATGATAACTTTTCCGAAATTTATACTTATTTTGGAGATGGTAACAATTTAACCTTTACTGAAGGTGGTGTTGGTATCAATACCGTAGGTGGTTCTGCTGGAACTGGCGCTACTATCCTTGACTTTCGTGGACCTGGGATTTCGGCAGTTACTGTTAATTCTGGTATTGCTACACTCCTTATCACTGGAGGAGGTGGCAGTAGTGGTGTTATAGTTCAAGATGAGGGTAGTACACTACCAACAACTGCCACTACATTGAACTTTGTAGGTAGTGCAGTTGCTGCAAGTGGAACTGGAGCAACTAAAACTATCACCATTGCTGGAGGTGGTACTCCTTATACTAATAGTGACGTTGATACACATTTAAACGTAGGGTCTGCAACTACCAATCAAATTTTGAGTTGGACTGGTAGTGATTATGCATGGGTTACTGATCAAACAGGTGGTGGTAGTGGAATTGACACTAGTGATGTAAGAACAAACTCCTTAGAAGTTTATACTGGTGTAAGCACATTCGTTGGTTATGCGGCTACTTTTGCTGCTCAGTTCTCTGGCAATATCTTTATTGATGCTGGTGTTTATGCAATGTTTGGTAACACTATTGACAAATTTTCAATTAGAAATACTACAGGAAAGAGTCAATTAATTAGCGGACAAAATGGTGGAAATGTTGAGATTCTTTCACAACAAAGTGGAAGTGTAATTAAAATTGGTAAGTACTCTGGTGGCGCAAACGATATTGCACTGTTTACGGTTGATGCAGGCGTTGAGCTTTTCCACAATACTGCGAAGAAGTTTGAAACCCTTAGTACGGGTGCAACAATTACAGGAACTACTTTTTCAAATCAATTAAGTGTTTCTGGTCTTTCTACACTTTCTAATGTAACTGTTGGTGGTGCATCAACAGAAATGATTGTTGGTGGTGATTTAAGAGTTACTGGAATTATTACCACTGGAACAGGTTCTGTTACAATTGATGGTAATACAAATGAGATAATTGTTGGCACTGGTGTTACTATTCAGGGTAATACTGGTATTGTAAGTGCCACTGAGTTTGAATCTCATCGTCTTACAATTTCCAAAAATAATGCAACAATTGCTGGAACTTCAGGAACTACTGGTAATATTAAGTTAATTGGCGGAGCTCCATTTTTCTATGATGGAACTTTCTGGAGAGAGTTTGTCCTTTCTTCTGGAACACCAGTATCAGTACCTGAAGATACTGAATGGGATAATACTATTTTTAGAAATGACTTTGATACTTCATTGACAGATCAAAGATTTGGACAAACAATTTATGTTGGTACTAGTAATGTTGATTTGGTTACATCGCCAGTTAAGATTGGTACAAAATCAGCAAGAATTGGATATCCAAATAATGGAAGTTTGTTGTATTCAAAGAGAAGTGAATATGATTTTACAGGTACATGGACTATAGAAGGTTGGTTCTATCTGGATGGAAATCCCGCTGGAACAAACGTCAATGCAACACCATTAGTTTTTCACACAGGCACGCATATTTATACTTTTGGACTTGCTGTAGACTATTTAAACGGCGTTATTAATTTTAGATGGTACAATAACCAATCCTCTACTCATAGTTTTGCATCCACCACCAATGGAACTTTATTAGGAGCATACGCCGCCGGCATCCTTAATGGTGTATGGTGTCATCTTGCTCTTACTAGGAACGCAACAACTGGAGCACTTCACCTCTTTGTAAATGGTGTTGAGAGTAATAATACTTCTTCAAATCAAGTTGTTGATAATGATATACCAGCATTCCAAAATGGTTATGAACTTGCTTTTGGATATGCTAAATTAAGCAGCACTAATGCTATTTACATGGATGGATTCATCGATGATGTAAGAATATCTACTGTTGAGAGATACACAGCTAATTTCACTCCACCAACAACTGCATTACCAATTACTGGTACTGCCGGAACAACATATGTACTCCCAGGTAGTTATCAAGGTGAAGTTGCACTTGGAACGACTACTGCAACTTGGACGGGAGACACAGGAGTAACTGCAAGTCGTGTTGCTGCTGGTCAATATAGACTTACCTTTGCTAGCAACTATAACAACTCTACTGATTATGTTGTTAATGCTACTATGAATGACCATGTACCAGTGACCACAGCTATTGGTATTGGTGTTAGTAGATTTACCTCACATGCTGATTTCTTTGTGAATAGGGTAAGTGATGGTGTCGGTATACAATCAGGTAGTCTGGCAATAGATGTCCAGAAAAAGTGATCTTTATCCTTAATAAATAACAAAAAAGTCCTAATAAAATGGCAGCGATAATTACTGACCAAGTAAGAATATTAAACGCAAAGAATTTTGTTGCGGGAATTGCTAATGCTAGTAATTCCTATTATTCTTTCATCGGGTTACCAAACTCAAACGATTATTCTTCTAGTTGGAATGATTCACCTCCTGCACCGAAAGATAATTTTGATCAGGAGAATGATTATTGGAATACTATGATCGCATTGAAGAAAATCAATACTGATGATGTGAGGCAAGTCATTCCAAAAAGAATTTGGTCTTCTGGAACAACTTATGACATGTATCGTCATGACTACAGCAGATCAAATACAGCTCCTGTTTCTGGTTCCACCAATTTATATAATTCAAATTTTTATGTATTGAATAGTGACTATAGAGTTTATATTTGCTTACAAAACGGAACAGATCCAGAAAATACTTTAGGTAGACCTTCTCTTGATGAACCAACTTTTGTTGATTTAGAACCAAGATCAGCGGGGACTAGTGGAGATGGATATATCTGGAAATACCTCTATACTATCAAACCTGCAGATATTGTAAAATTTGAATCAACCGATTTTATGCCAGTGCCCACCAATTGGAGCACTTCTAACGATACTGCTGCTGTAAGAGATAATGCGGTAGATGGATCTATTAAAATTATATCTATCACAAATCGTGGAGTTGGTTTAGGAACAGCAAATCAAACATATACTAGAGTTCCCATTTCTGGAGATGGTATTGGTGCTGAATGTACCGTTACTATTAATGGTGATAGTAAAATTGGAGAAATAACCATATCTGCTCAAGGATCTGGTTATACTTTTGGAAATGTTGATCTTGTTGCAGGTGGTGTTCCAACAGGAACTACTAGGCCAACTTTTGATGTCATCGTTACTCCACAGGGCGGGCATGGAGCAGACATCTATAGAGAATTGGGTGCATATAGTGTATTGATGTATTCAAGAATTGAAAATGATAATGAAAATCCAGATTTTATTACAGGAAATCAATTCTCAAGAATAGGAATAGTACAAAATCCAGAATCTCCAACTTCAAGTAATATTTTAACATCTGATAAGGCAAGTGCTGTAACTGCTTTAAAATTAGTTGGTACTGGATATAGTGAAGCAACTTTTACCGCAGATTCCTTTGTTATTCAAACTGTAGGAACTGGTCAAACCGCAGTGGGTAGAGTTATCAATTATGAACAAACTACTGGTGTTTTAAAACTGTGGCAAGATAGAAGAGTTGCAGGATTTAGTACTGTAGGAACTGCACAAACAAATCCAACATATGGATATGAACTTAGATCATTTACAGGATCTCCAACTGGTAATGGAAGCAGAAATATCACTCCTACAACTGGTCTTACATTAAGTATTGACAATACTTTTAACGACAACAAAACGACGATAAATAATCGTACATATTATCTTGGGATGGATTTTGTTACTGGTGTTGCTGCTCCAGAAGTAAAACAACACTCCGGAAATATTATATACGTAGATAATAGACCATCTATCACAAGATCGTCGAATCAAAAAGAAGACATAAAAGTTATCTTGCAGTTCTAAAGAATTATGCCCCAGCAAACGAATTTAAACGTAGCACCATATTTTGACGACTTTGATCCGACAAATGATTACCATAAGGTGCTTTTTAAACCTGGATATCCGGTTCAGGCAAGAGAACTATCGACTCTGCAATCTATTCTGCAGAATCAAATAGAGAAGTTTGGACAGCACTTTTTCAAAGAGGGTGCAAAAGTTATTCCAGGAAACACAGGATATTCTCAATTATATTATGCAGTTCAGTTAACAAACACATATCAAGGTGTTCCTGTTGAAGCATATATTGATCAGTTAGTTGGGGCAACTATTACTGGACAGACTTCTGGAGTTACTGCTACGGTTGATAATGTTTTATATTCTGCAGATTCCGAAAGAGATAATTTAACTCTATATGTAGCATATAAGGGATCTTCTACTAGAGATAATGCAACTCAAACTTTTAGTGATGGCGAAGAATTAATTTCTAATCAAGTAATTGCATCAGGGCTTCTTGGCAACTCTGTTATAAATCCAGGAACTCCTTTTGCACGTACAATACCATCTGGATCATCAGCAACTTCTTCTGTTTTTCAAATTGAAGCTGGGGTGTATTTTGTTCGTGGAAATTTTGTAAATGTAAATAGAGAGTCTTTAATTTTAGACCAATATTCAAATACTCCTAGTTATAGAGTAGGTTTATTTGTATCAGAGGAAATTGTAAATTCCAACGCTGATGAGTCTCTGAATGATAATTCTCAGGGATTTAATAATTATGGAGCTCCTGGAGCAGATAGATTAAAAATTTCATTGTCGCTCTTCAAGAAATCATTAACCGATTTTAATGATGATAATTTTATTGAATTAGCCACAATTGTTGATGGTGTTCTTCAAACTTCTCAAGTTAAAAGAGGAAGTGCTGGAAGAGGTGGTGCAGTATTTTATGATGATTTATCAGATGTTCTTGCAAGAAGAACTTTTGATGAAAGTGGACATTATATTGTAAAACCGTTTAATGTCTCAATTATTAACTCATTAAACAATAATAGAGGAAATCAAGGATTTTTAGATGCTGGTAAATTTAGTCCTAGTGGAACTCCAGTATCTGATGATTTGGCACTTTGCAGAATAACTCCTGGTAAGGCTTATGTGAAGGGATATGAGATTGAAACAATCGCTCCAACATTTATTGATGTAGATAAACCAAGAGTAACCAGAACTATTGAAGATCAATTCTTTCAATATAATACTGGACCAACAGTAAGACTTAATAGTGTTTATAGATCTCCAAGCGTAGGTGTTGGAAATACCTTTGTATTAAGCTTAAGAGATCAAAGAGTGGGTGTAAACTCAGAAACTCCTTCAGGAAAGGAAATTGGACTAGCTAGAGTCTTTGATTTTAAATTAGAATCAGGATCATATGATACTGCATTCCCCAAACTTAATGAATGGGGTGTATCTTTGTATGATATTCAACCATTTACTGAATTGACACTTAATCAATCAATTGATTTAACTGTTCCTGTATATGTTGAAGGAAATAGCAGCGGAGCAACAGGATTTTTAAGAAGTTCTGTAAATGCAGGTACTGCAGTAACCGTTTATGATAAAAAAGGACAATTCCTTGAGAATGAAGTTTTAATTTTTAGAAGTGGAATTTCTACTCAAAGAATTACAGAAAATAGAACTGTTAGTAATATTACATCATATGGTATTAGTGATGTAAAATCTGTCTATTCAAATACTGGAATTGTTGGTGGTACAAACGGAAATCCAACCGTAGGTATCAATACTTTTAGTGCAAATGTTATCCAATCAATTAGTGATTCAGTAGAAAATGTTGCAAGTATTACTGCTGTAAGTGCTGGTGTAGCAACTATAACTTCTGTAAGTCCTAGAATTCCTGGTATTTTAAAAGTAAATGATTTGCTTGAGTTCTCAAATTTAAGTATCTCAGAGACTTTACCAATAGTTGTTAGAGTAACAGAAGTTGCATCATCAAGCGTAACAGTCGAAGCAGTAGCATCTGTTGAGGGTGAAGTAGCAGGAACACTCCCATCTACTCCATTCACTATGGCACAAGGTGAGTTAAAGATCCTTACTAGTGCTTTAGATATATCCTCTGATAATACTCTTTATACTCCTTTCCCCAAACAAAATATTGCGGCAGTAGATCTTACCGATGCTTCTCTTAGTATTAGAAAGACCTTCACTATTGATATCGCAGCTAATCAAATTGCTGGATCGAGTTTAATCACTCTCACATTACCTGAAGGAGAATCCTATCTTCCATTTACCAATGAAAGATATACTTTGACCAGATCTAATGGATTAATTGAAGTATTGACAGCAGATAAGTTTACTTTTAGTTCCAATGGAAGAGAGATTCAAATTAGAAATCTTTCTAATGATGATACTGGTGCTAAATTAACTGTTACTGTAGAAAAAAGAAAAGTAAAATCCAAGAAGAAAGTAAAAAATAGAGTTAGAAGCGTTATTATTGATAAATCCATTAGTCCAGCATCTGGAATTGGATCTACAACTATAAATGATGGATTGACGTATGGAAATTATCCTTTCGGTACAAGAGTTCAGGACAAAGTTATTTCCTTGAATTCTCCAGACATTATTGAAATTCATGGTATCTTTGAATCTGCAGATTCAAATCCATCCTCATTTGGATCTCCTTCAATGGAGTTAGTTCAACTTAATGGGCCTACTGCAACTACTACAGATATGCTCTTAGGTGAACTTTTTGTTGGTCAAACGAGTGGTGCCTCTGCAGTTGTTAGTGAAGTTGTTAACAATACAACAATAAGATATATTAGCAAAAATAATTTTAAATTTGTAGAAGGAGAAACTATTATAGGTCAAGAAACTGAAGTTGGTGGTGTTATCAGTGATCTTGATACATCTGCTTTTGATATCTCAACAAATTATACCTATAACTCAGGACAGAAAAAAACTTTCTACAATCATGGATTTTTAACAAGAAATTCTGATGTAGAACCTCCTTCTAAGAAAATAAAAATTTATTTCAAAAGTGCTTCCTTTGATGCTACAGATACTGGAGATATTGTAACAGTAGATTCTTATAATGATTTTAATTATTCAACAGAGATCAAATCTATTGATGGTTATATGAATACTGATATTATTGATTTAAGACCAAGGGTTAGTCAATATACAACCACTACAGGATCTAGATCTCCGCTAGAGTTTCTTGGTAGAACTTTTAACACTGTTGGAAATTCAGTACCCAATATTTTAGCATCAAATGAAAACATCTTCTTAGATTATTCATATTATCAAGGAAGAATTGATAGGTTGTATTTAAATAAAGATGGTAAATTCCAAATGAAGTTTGGACTTCCGTCAGATAATCCAGTAAGTCCAAACCCAGTTGATGATGCAATTGAAATTGCAGAGATTAGATATCCACCCTATCTCCACAATGTACAGCAGGTATCTATTAACTACCTGAAGTATAAGAGATTCCAGATGAAGGATATCAAAAAACTGGAAGAAAGAATTAGAAATCTGGAGTATTATACTTCATTATCAATGCTGGAATCAAACACAGCAAATATGTTTGTTCCAGATAGTGATGGATTAAACAGATTTAAATCAGGATTCTTTGTTGATAATTTCTCATCATTTAAGACTCAAGATTATTTCCTATCAAGAAAGAATAGTATTGATCAAACTCACAAATTGATGAGACCGTCTCATTTTACAACTTCGGTTGATTTAATGACTGGACCTGTGATTGATGTTGATCAAACAGCAGATAAAAGAACCTCTGTAGTTGAAGGTGTTAATGTAAGAAAACAAAATGATATTATTAGCCTTGAATATTCAGAGGTTGAATATGTAAAACAAACCTTCGCAACAAGGACTGAAAGTGTTACTCCGTTCCTTATTAGTTTCTGGCAAGGAACTATTTCTCTTGTACCTTCATCGGATAACTGGGTAACTCAAAATAGAATTGAAGCCGCAACTATTGATGTTCCTGGAAACTATGCTCAGGTCATGGCAGAAGCAGAGGAGCAATTTAATGTTGATCCACAAACTGGATTTGCTGCTACAATTTGGAATTCTTGGGAAACTAATTGGACTGGTGCTACTAGTGTGGTTAGAGAAACTAGACAAAGAGTAGATCATACTGGATTTGGACCTAGATTTGGTAGAGGTGGATGGATTAATGGTGGTAGTGGTGTTGCTCAGTGGGTTCAACAATCTAGGGCACAAACAGTTGAAGAAACTCTTGAAACAGTAACTCAAACAGGAGTTTCTAGTAGAACAGGAACAACAACAATGGTTGTTGAAGAGTTTGAAGAAATTGATGCGGGAGATAAGGTTCTCAGTACCGAGATAATTTCTACTGTCAGGTCTAGAAATGTAGAATTTTATGCAAATAACTTAAAACCAACCACAAGAATTTATGCATTCTTTGATGGTAAAGATGTTACTAAGTATTGTGTTCCTAAACTTATTGAAATTGAAATGAAATCTGGAGTATTCCAGGTTGGAGAAACTGTATCGGGTAGAGTTCTTAATCTCGGTTTATCCGAAGAAGGAAGAGACACCAATCCTTCTATTAACTTTAGAGTTGCTCAGTCTAATCATAGAAGGGGTGATTATGATTCTCCAACAGAAACATATCCAAATAATCCATATGTAACTGGAAATATTGGCATTCCAGAGACGTATTCTTCAACATCTACCATATTAAATGTAGACACGTTCTCTCTTGCAAATCAACCACAAGGAAGTTTCTTTGGACACATTCAAACAGGAATGACCTTAGTTGGAGAAACTAGTGGTGCTGAAGCAACTGTAACTAATTTAAGACTTGTTACCGACATTTCTTCTGCTCTTGGTGGTAGTTTCTTTATTCCAGATCCATCTAATAGAGATAATCCAACTTTTGAAACTGGAACGAATACATTTACCTTGACAAATGATCCAGATAATGATCAAAATGCTGCTACTACAATTGGAGAAGAAGCATATCCAACTTCAGGAAGTTTGGAAACTGTACAAGGACAGATTATTTCTGTTAGAAACGCAAGAATTGAAAACAGACAAGAATTTGAATCAGAACTTGTCAACAGAACTCTTGATACGGAAGTTGTTTCCTCCAGAAATATTGGTGAGGCTATTATAAGCGAAACAGTTGTTGGATGGTATGATCCTCTAGCACAATCATTCCTAGTTCAAGAATCACCTGGCGTATTCTTGACCAAGTGTGATGTATTCTTCCGTACAAAGGATGATTCAAACGTTCCAGTTAGATTCCAACTGAGAACAATGAAAGATGGTTTCCCAACACCAAATGTATTGCCGTTCTCTGAGGTGGTTTTACATCCAGAAGAAGTTATTACTTCAGATGATGGTACTGTCGCGACAACTATTGAATTTGAAGCACCAGTTTATCTGGAAGGAAATGCCACTGAATATGCAATTTGTTTGATTTCTAACTCTACAAAGTATAGTGTTTATATTTCTAGAGTTGGTGAAAATGATATTATCAGCGACACATACATCTCTAACCAACCCACACTTGGATCTTTGTTCAAATCACAGAACGCATCTACATGGGAAGCAAGTCAGTGGGAAGATCTCAAATTTACTCTCTATAGAGCAGAATTTGAAACAACTGGAAGTATCGAACTTTATAGCCCAGAACTTGATGAAGGTAACAAACAAATTGCTACTCTAGTACAGAATCCAATCAATGTTGTTTCAAAACAAATTCGTGTTGGACTTGGAACTACTGTTCATGATGTTAATTATGAACTTGGAAATACTTTCTTCCAAGGTTCATCTTCAAAACCAACTGCAACTGGTAATCTTGTAGGAGTTGCTGCAAGTGCTACTGGAACATTGACTATCACAAATCCAGGTATTGGTTACACACCAGCAGACGGAACTGCAGGATTCTCTAATGTAAATCTAGTTACTGTTTCTGGAACTGGTGTAAATGCAACTGCAAACATTACCATTCAAAATGGAGTTGCTATTGCGGCAACAATTACTGGTGATGGAGGAAATGGATACCAGATTGGTGACGTGCTGACTCTTGGAAATATTGGAGTTGCTAGTGTTGGTAGAAATGTTAGATTTACTGTAGCAGGAATTGGTTTAACAACACAATTAATACTTGATAATGTTCAAGGTGATTTTGCGGTTGGTGCTGCTGGAACTATCAAATTTATTAATAACGCTGGTATTTCAACAGAACTTAATGGACTAACTGGTGGCGGTGATGTTACAATTCCTACTGGTGGAATAACTGAAGTCTCTGATGGTATTCACATTAAGGTAAACCATAAGAATCATGGTATGAATTTTGATGATAACATCGTTAGAATATCTGGAGTTCTACCCGACATTAAACCAACAAAACTCACTGTTGCATATGATAAAGCATCTACAGATCCAATAACAGTCTCAGATGCGTCTACATTTAGCAGTTTTGAAGGAGTTGGTATTGGTACAACTAATACAGGTTTACTTTTGATTGGAGAAGAACTGTTAGAATATACTTCTTCTACTGCTACTACAATCGGCGGAATTACAAGAGGTGTTCTTACAAAGTCATATCCAGTTGGAACTAAAGTTTATAAGTATGAACTTGGTGGAGTAAGTCTCGCAAGAATTAATAGAGCACATACTCTAAGTGCAGCTACTGTACCTGATCCAATTACCTTGGATTCATATCATATCAAACTTGATATGGCTCAAAAGTATGGCAATGGTAATACAGATTCTCTTGGTGCTACTAATAATGCTGATAGGAGTGTTAATACACCTTTCAACAAATTATTCATTGGAGGAAACAAATCGACTGGTGGAGAAAACGTAAAAGCAACTCAAAATATTGCATTTGAAGGTATTAAACCACTCGTTCATAATATGACAGTTGAAGGAACTACTCTCACAGCAACTGTTAGGACCACCACTGCTCAAAGTATCAGCGGAGATGAAATTCCATATGTAAATGCTGGATTTGAAGATATTACTCTTAACCAGAATAATTACTTCAATACTCCTAGAGCAATTTTCTCTAAAGAAAATGAGGATGCTAAGTTGGATTCCTTGACGGGCAATAAGTCACTTCAAATGAGACTTTTGCTTGGAACAACTAATACTAAAGTAACTCCACAAATTGATCTCCAAAGATGCAGTCTTGAAACGTTCTCAAATAGAATTAATAGTGAGATTACAAATTATGCAACGGATCCTAGAGTAAATAGTCTCTTTGATGATCCAAGTGCATGTCAATATATCTCCAAAGAGATAACTCTTGACAGCCCTGCTTCTTCTATAAGAATCATGCTCGATGCTCATGTCAATCAAGAAAGTGATATTAGAGCATTCTATTCTACAAGTGCTGACCCTGGATTTGAACCAATCTTTATACCATTCCCAGGTTATGCTAATTTGAATACAAGAGGTGATATTATCAACGAAGAAGATAGTGATGGAACACCAAATGTATTTGTTGAATCTTCGTCAAGACAAGGATTTAAGTATGAAGATTTTGAATTTAAAGAGCATGTGTTTGAAATTGATAAACTTGCCTCGTTTAGATCTTACAGAATCAAGATTATTCTTGCTTCAACAAGTCAAGTACTTGTTCCAAAAGTAAAAAATTTACGAGTAATTGCCTTCGCATAAAATGGATATCTATTCTGTTAAAGGTCATAAGGATCTCGCCAGAGATCCTGAAACCAATACTATTGTAAATGTAAATAGACTTGAGTATGAGCAATACATTGCCAAAAGAAAAGCAAAATCTGAAAAGAATCAACAAGTACAGACAATGGAAGAAGACCTTGCTAATGTAAAAAATGAACTTAATGAAATCAAGTCATTACTAAAGGAGTTAATTAATGGACCCAAATAAAATTGAGATAAAAGGTTTAGAAAAATCTTTTGCGTATCAAAAGATTGCATCTGAGATAGATAGTTGTGATGACCGTGACATGCTAAAAAATATTGCAAAGTCTTTTGCAAAACTATATTATAAACAGCAAGAAACAATCGCAATTCTAGGATAATAAAATGCCCAGTAGAAATATAACTTTTGATCCAGACTTAGGTGTACCCTATGGCACTAATTTAACAATATATGGTGGGGCTAATTTTAGTACTACCTTTAATGTGACAACTGCGGCAAATACAGCGTTTGATTTAACTGACTACACTGGATCTAGTGCTATTTCTAAAAGTGTTTCTGTTGGAGCAACCTTAGGAATAACAACATCTTTTACTGTTGGTATTACTAGTGCTCTGGGAGGAAAACTAAATATATCTCTTGGATCAACTGCAACTAGAAGCCTTGCGGAAGGTAGATACGTTTATGATGTATTAGTAAGTAGTGGATCAACCACATATACTTTAGTAAATGGAAATATTATGGTAGTTCCTCCCGTTTCATCAGCACCCTAAATACAGTTAGGAAA